AATGGTATTATTATAGAAACCAAGGGTATCTTTAGTGCAGCAGATAGGAGAAAACATCTTGAAGTACAGCGACAACATCCTAAGTTAGATATACGATTTGTCTTTAGTAACGCAAGATCAAAGCTCTACAAGGGTGCCAAGTCTAGGTATTCTGATTGGTGTGACAAGTATGGTTTCAAATGGTCACATAGACTAATACCAAAGGAGTGGTTGACAGAACGTGGTAAATGTTCTAAGACTGCTAGGATAACTGTTAAAAAGAGGAAAACCTAATGGGCCGCTATGAAGTAAAAGAGGATGAGGTAGCTTTGATTACCAAGCCTATCTTTGAAGAGGACGGAGAGTGGAATGGTGAGGTTGCTACAGGTATATATGTTTCACCTGATCTAGACCCTGGAATACAAGCACACATGATACATATAGTTACACTCATGTCAGCCTTCTTAGATTGGGTGGAAGAGTACCCAGACATTCTAGATGAAGTAGAAGACCACAGGAACATGTTAATGGAAGAGAATATGGAAGATGAAGAGAAGCCTGAGATTATTAGAGAAGGTAATGTCTTAACTCTAACTCAGTGGACAAAAACAAAGGGCAATGCATGATAGATCCAGTAAACAAACCAGTACACTACAATCAGGCTGGTATAGAATGTATCGAGGCCATAGAAGCTATGACAGAGAATATGTCTGGAGCAATAGCACCACAAGCAGCTAACGTTCTTAAGTATATGTGGCGCTGTGAATACAAGAATGGCCTAGAGGATATTGATAAAGCTATTTGGTATCTAAACAGAATGCGTAAACGTTGGGTGGAGACACACAAATGAGAAAGTTCAGTGTTACATTTTTACTTAAGTTGGATGAGGACAACAACATATTATCCTCAGTAGATGACGCACATGAAGAAGATGTGTTTGATTATATCAAGGACTTGTTCTACGATTCAGAAGCAATTAAAATAGAGAACCTAAACATAAAGGAACGGCAATGATTAACGAAACAGATCTAGAGGCATTTGGGTACTTTGATATGTTCCAGAACAGTCCTGACTACGGGGATGACCCACTACGCTTCTACAGTCAGTTTGTAGAGGATAAGGTCTTCACCAAGGGCAGAGAGCGCCTAGTAGAGAATACACTGGGACTTGTAGGTGAATCTGGTGAGGTAGCAGAGAAGATAAAGAAGCTGTTTCGTGACAAGGGTAAGTTTAGTGATGAGGATGTATTGAAAGAGTTGGGGGATGTACTATTCTATGTCGTAGCTCTATCAAACATATTTGGTGGCAACTTAAAGACAACTATGGAAATGAATATGACCAAGCTGAATGACAGAGAGCAGCGTGGTAAACTAAAGGGATCAGGAGACAATCGATGAATAACTATCTACCAACAGACTACCAGAGCTTCATTGCTCTATCAAGATACGCCAAGTACTATGACGGTAAAGGGCGTGAGACTTGGGGTGATACAGTACAGCGGTACATGGATAACGTAGTACACCCCAAGGCTGGCAAGGACAGTTACGTCAAAGCTATTGGTGAGGCTATTATGAACCTAGAGGTTATGCCCTCTATGCGAGCTATGATGACTGCAGGACCAGCACTTGACAGAGATAACACTGCCGGGTATAACTGTAGCTATTTACCCGTAGATGATCCTAAAAGCTTCGATGAGGCTATGTACATCCTCTTGTGTGGCACTGGTGTCGGTTTCAGTGTCGAGCGGCAGTACGTTAGTAATCTTCCTGAAGTTCCTGAGTTGTTCTATAGTGACACTGTTGTCGTTGTCAAAGACAGTAAGGAAGGTTGGGCTAAAGCGTTCAGACAAGTTCTTGCTCTCCTATGGGCTGGTGAGATCCCTAAGTGGGATGTTTCTCGTGTACGTCCTGCTGGTGCTAGGCTTAAGACGTTTGGTGGTAGAGCTAGTGGCCCAGCGCCTCTAGTAGAACTGTTTAACTTTGCTATCACAACCTTTAAGAATGCACAAGGACGTAAGCTGTCTAGCGTAGAATGTCACGATCTTATGTGCTTTATTGGTCAGATTGTTGTAGTTGGTGGTGTTCGTCGTAGTGCTATGATTAGCTTGTCTAACCTGAGTGATGATCGTATGCGTCACGCTAAGTCTGGTCAGTGGTGGGAGACTGCCTCATGGAGAGCCTTAGCTAATAACTCTGTGTGTTACACTGAGAAGCCAGACATGGAAACGTTTATGCGTGAGTGGACAGCACTGGTTGAGTCTAAGTCTGGTGAGCGTGGTATCTTCAATCGGGAAGCCTCTAAGAAGCAAGCAGAGAAGTATGATCGGAGAGATCCTAACTACGACTTTGGTACTAACCCCTGCAGCGAAATTATTTTACGCCCATATCAGTTCTGTAACTTAACGGAGTGTGTTGTACGTGCTACAGATACTATTGACGATCTGGAAAGAAAGGTTCGCTTGGCTACGATTCTGGGAACCATTCAGTCCTCATACACCAAGTTTCCATACTTGCGTAAGGTGTGGGCTAACAACACAGAAGAAGAGCGGTTGCTTGGTGTGTCACTTACGGGAATAATGGACAACCCTCTTATGACATCAGCAAATGCTGGACTGGAGAAAACTCTTGAACACCTTAGAAATGTGGCTGTTACTACTAATGCTGAATGGGCTGACCGCCTTGGTATACCTCATAGCACTGCAATTAGCTGCGTCAAACCGTCAGGGACAGTCTCCCAGTTGGTGGATTCAGCCTCTGGGATTCATGCTCGCCATAGTCCCTATTATATCCGTACTGTCCGTGGTGATAATAAAGACCCCCTGACACAGTTTATGAAGGACAAGGGTGTACCTAACGAGCCATGTGTGATGAAGGGTGACACTACTACAGTGTTTAGCTTCCCCGTCAAGTCACCAGAGGGTGCTGTTACACGTAATGATATGACTGCCATTGAGCAACTAGAGACTTGGCTAACGTATCAGCGTCACTGGTGTGAGCATAAGCCTAGCGTGACAATCTCAGTACGGGATTTTGAGTGGATGGAAGTGGGTGCATTTGTGTACAAACACTTTGATGAGATGAGTGGTGTATCTTTCTTGCCACACTCAGATCACACTTATCAGCAAGCTCCTTATCAAGACTGTTCAAAGGAAGAGCATGATGAGTTACTATCCACAATGCCTAAGAACATCGACTGGTCAGATCTAAGTCAGTATGAAAGTGAAGACAATACTGCAGGTAGTCAGACTATGGCATGTAGTGGTGACACTTGTGAGATAGTTGATCTAACATGAGTGGCGTATACATATTAGTGGGGCGGGTTGACTGCCCTCACTGCTCCAACGCTATGGGGTTATTGAGAGACAATCGTATTGAAGTTCAGTACTATTCTCTGAATGATTCTAAATGGGTACTTGACTTATTTAAAAAGTCTGGTATAAAGACGGTTCCACAAATTTGGGATCGGGAGGGTAATCACATAGGTGGTTACTCAGAACTCAAAACTCTCTTGAAAGGAGATTAACATGACAGGATTTGAATTTATGGTAGTAGCTGGTATCGCTTTTGCAGCTATTGGTGAAGTAGCTAGTTTAGCTTCAGAGCATGGCCCAGCTATCGTTGACCAAGTAAAAGGCTGGTTCTAATGTACGTCTTAGTACTCATAATGATGTTTGAAGGGAATATTAAAGTTCAGTCCTTCGATGGTTTATTCATGGACGCTAAGTCCTGCAATCAACTAGCTTCCGAAATGGAAGAGCGTCTTATGAGTACTAGACCCACACCTGAATCATCAGCTAACACATATTGTTTCCAAGTACCAGAAAGTGCGTAATGATCGACATAGAAGAAGAAGCCAAAAGGCACACAAAGATCAGACAAGAGCAATTCTATGATCAACTAGTAACCTTGTTAATACCAGCTAAGAAGCACATACAAGATAACTTATATGAGTCTAGACCTAAAGACAGGGCATTAGAAAGACTTGATGATGCTGCTACTATAGCTAGGTTTGCTGCAGAACTATTTAAACTAAAGTAAAAGGGGGCCGCAAAGCCCCCTCTTTTTATTTACCGTACATTTCGTCGTAAGCTTCTATGTAGTCCATATAGTGGATTAACTCTGTGACAGACATATCCCTTACACTAGTCTCATAACCCTTAGACTTCATATGTCTCTTCGCAGCTTGTCTAGTTTCTTTAGACCTACCTTTACCCACAGCGCTTCTACGCATCCTTAACACATAGCTTGAGCCAGAGGAAGCTTCCATTATTTCTTTAACTTCCTTACGTACCTTTCTTAGGGATGTCTTAAGCATACTACGCTGCCTATCCAAGTTAGCATTTATGAAGGTATCATCCTTAAGTAAGATCCTAGACTCTTTCTCCAGTAGAGGGGCAAGAAGGTTATTAAAAGCCTTATCGTATGCAGGTATCTCAGAACGCTCAGAAGCTTTCCAAGGATGCATCATAGCTACTGAATAGACCTCCTCTGTAGCAGTTCTAGCAGGGGCTATAGTAACACCAAGGATCTTAGCTAGTGGGTTAGCATCCCTTAAAGATCCCCCTCTAGTTGCTACTCTTAACTCTTCCCCAGTTATACCATCTACTTTGTCAGAGAATATCTCAACAAGGTTATCGACATACTTAGTAGATGTTACACCAAATGAGTTAGCTATGCCTGTAGCTTGTCTAGGGTCTTTAGCTACATCAATATCCCTATCAAAGCCAACATCAGCAACGTATCCTACAAGCCTGTTAGCAAAGTCTAGAGGTCTTGTGAAGCCAGCAGAGATAGTTCCAACTTTTCTACCAAAGGTTTCAGCGCCTATACTTCTTGCTTGTTCTCCATCACCAGAGAAACCCTCAACTGCCATGTCTAGTATGTTAAATAGGTCATTACCGAATTGTAAGTCTGTAGCGGCCTGACCAACAGCAAACTGGTTACCTAACTCCTCATACATTTCTAGAGGTATACTTTCTCCTCTACTGCGCATATTGTATATCCTACCTGCGGCTAACCAAGCGGAAAACGGAAACAAGTTCTTAACATCAATGATCGTACCATCTGCAGACTCTACTTGATAGTATGGTAAGTTCTTATCCCTTTTGTTGTTATCAAACTGTATAGCTGCAACTAAAGCGCCAGTACCTACAGCGGCTCTAGCAAACCTTTCAGACTCCTCTACAGCAGTACGTGTAGGTTCTTTACCTAGAGCTTTAGCGAAAGCATTGTTTGTACCTATAACTTCCATCATTGGAATAGGTGACCACTGGTATGCAGTAGCTACAACATTGTTCATAAAACGACCAAATGGTAATACTAATCCAAGACCGGGTGTATTAGAGAAATCTTCAACCCTTTTAGCTATCTGAGATGCGAGATCTGTACCTTGAGTGTAGTTCTTAGCAAATACAGACTTAAGTGTAGAGTCCAGTGCAGCACTCATAGAGGCATCATCAATCAGGTTAGTAGACCCTTCATTAAGTATCTCACCTAAACTCTTCTTCTTGTTAAGACGTAAGTGTTTATCTAACTCAGCCATAAACATCTGTGACTTAGTAAAGGTATCCTGAATGCGAACACCAGTTAGGGTTGTAGATGCCTTAGTGATAGCCTCTGATGTCTTGTAGTAACCATTAGCAGTATCAAAACCAAAACGTTTAGCATTAGCTTCACCCTGCTGAACACCACCTGACATAGTTTCATTCAGAACCTTAGCAAGCTTGTCATCTGTCTGCAGAAACTGCATGTATGCATCATGTGTTGTATTAGCATCCATAAGGTACTTAGCCCTCATGTTGATCATCTGACCGTATACTTGACCCTTACGGATAAGCTCTTCACCTACCTCAGTTTTACCATCTAACTTAGCTAGATGCCCAGCCACGATAAAAGACCCAGACTGTAGGCCGTCAGCAATAGTTTGACCTAAAGCAAACTGAGTAAAGCCAGCAACGTTTACAGCAGTTGTAGCAGGTGAGGATACAAGCATTCTCTTCCACACACTCTGCAAGTGAGCAGCATATCTAGGAGAGTTTTCTACTCCCTCTTCACCCTTAATTACACCAATTACTTGATCTGTAAGGGTATCATCTGCACGTAGTATACCGCCATTAATAATCTTACGGGTCTGTGACAACGTATTAAGTATCTGACCAGCCTCATGTGCGCTCTTAGATGCTAGACCAGCTAGATTTCCAGGTGCGGATGCCATGTCACCAAGTGTGATACTAGTGTTTTTAAGTATCTCATTGATGTCTTTCAGATCTTTCTGAGGCATATCCCTAGTGATGTTAGTGAGTGTATCTGCTAGTAGTTTGTCTTTAGGTAAAGGTTTACCTGCATCAGCAAACACCCTAGCTAACCCACCAGTCTTACCAGTACCATCAACACCTAAAAAGATAACCTTAAACGCATCAGGGGTACTAGTTAAGCTACCATATATGTTGTCACCCTCTTTAATCTTTTGTGCCCAAGTCTTGAGGTCTTTTTTAATTGAGTCCCTTGCAGCCTTCATAGTCTTTGTATCTAGCACAGAATCAACTTTATTTGCAAGTTTATCTCTCTGGTCACGTAAGTTAACAGCATCCTTTACTGACAAACCCTTATTTAAACCAGTACCAGCGCCCTTAAGAGCTATACCACCAAGCTGAACACCACCAGCGATACCACCAAGTCCAAAGCTAAACAAGGTCTGTGCTGTGCTGTATTCATTCTGTGACCCAGCTTCCATAAGTGTACTCTGGATCTGATAATCGTTTAGAGCAGATAGTGTACTATCTATAACAACAGTACCGCCTACAGACTGATAGATGTACTTATCCTTTTGTTTATTCTTAAAGTCGTTCTTAGCTTTCTTAACAGCCTCTAAACGAAACAAGTTCTGCTCTCTATCACCAACCTCTTGTAATATCTTCTTGTACTTCTTATTCTTAGCGGGGTTCTTGATACCAGATTCCACCAATCTACCAATGACCTTCTCTTGAGCCTCTCTACCAGCCTTTTCTGCACCCTCTCTTGTAGCACCGCTCTTCATAGCAGCTTCAATAGCTTCTTTAGCAGACTGTTTAACTAGTTCTTTACCCCCTTTGGTAACACCCATAGCCGCAGCCTTACCTACAAAACCTGTAGCTAACCCAATATAATTAAAGGGGTCAGTTGCTGCAGCAAAGATGTAGTCTTTAATACCATCGACAGCACCAAAAACACCGTCATTTACAAATACGTTACCAGTCTGATCATACAGTTCATAAGCTTTAGCTGCTCTAGCTCTCTTCTCTTCGTCAGCATTCCCAATAAACCTAGCTTCAGTGGCTGTAGATACAACGTTAGTGTTGAAGAAGCGCATAGTTCCAAAGAAGTCTTCTACTAACTGATCATCATCAATGTTACCATCAAAGCGATAGTCATTACCTTTACGGTCAATCATATACTGACGAATGGCTGTAGCATTCTTGCCCTTCTTGAGGTCACTCTTCTTTAGTTTACCTGCTAAGGATGTATTGTTGTCTTCATCAACATCAAAAGATTTAGTAGGGGTAGATACAAACTCAAAGTCATCAATATTGAAACCTTCATCCTCTTTTCTTCTGACTATCTCAAAGTCATCGATATTAAACTCCGTCATTATCTTCTCCTAAGCCAGAAAAGCTTTTGATTACTTGAACGACTTCTGCAATGTTCTCTGGTGGGGTTACATTATTCTTTTCACACCACTCAAGAATAGCACCCTTCATTGCCGCATCTGTAGTTGCACCACGGTCCATGATATGCTTCATTAACTCAGAACCATGCTCTCTTAGTAGTTTATCAGCAGGGTCATCATCCTGTATAACCTCTGACTCTTCTGTATCTTCTACTAAGCCACCTTCAGCAAAAGCTTGTTCAGTTTGATTGTAAAGCTTTGAGCGAGGGTCATTCTTATTTCGTTGATCCCACTCAGCAACCTCAGCCTCTGTTTTAGGAGTGCCGTCTGGGTTGTGAGTTCTACCATACTTATCTTCCCAAGCGTAGTAGTCCTTATAGTACTCGTTTCGTTGCTCTACTGACATGCTCATCTGTTCCATGTCTGTAAATTCACGACTTGGGCCGGGGCGAGCAATAAGTTCGCCCTCACTGTCTAGTATAGGCTTACCCTTTAAGGAATCAGACTCTTTTTTACTAGTCTTTTCAAACAACTTCTTACTCTCACTAGCGTTATATTTTTTACCTGTACTTAAATTAACAGCAACATAACTCCCGTCATCTAAAACCTCTAACCTAATTTCTTGCTCTACACCTTTAACTTTAACCTCAAAAGCGCCTATAACATCTCCAACTGGGTCTGGTATATCTTCTGCTTTTGAAGTCTCCTCTTCAGAAAGAAGCCCCATATCCTGCATAACTTCAGCAGTAAACCCTGACCTAATGTATTTATCAACAACAGTCTCCATTTGTTGTAAGAAGTCTAACTTATCATCGTAGTTATCTGATGCACTAATAAGCCACTCCTTCATAGGTGTGTCTAGTAAGGCATTCTTTTGCTCTTTAAGTTGACCCATCTCTTCTCTAAGGCTTTCAAGTTCAGCTATATCTGATGGGTTTGTTGAAGGTGATCTCATTTGACTGGTAATCTGCTCTTGCTTATCCTCAATTCTAGCAATAACATCTGCTAACTCTGGACTGTTTGAAAAGTTCTTTAACTCATCCGCAAACTCTTCACGTTCTCTCTTGTACTCATCTGGTCCCATCTGTCTAGGGATGGTCACATAAGCAGAGCTAGGTGTAAGAGCTTTGTAAGCTGAGTCAGCACTAAAGTTAGCTAAGTCATAGACACTCATACCTAAAGCTGCAGTCTCTTGGTCAAGCGCTGCTCTCATTCGATCCTTAGCACCTATGCCCATACCCTTATCAAACCAGCTAGTAGCCTGAGCCTCGTAATCACCTAGCTTACCAACGTTACCGTAGTAAAGGTCATCAATAAAAGCTTTTACACTTACTTCATCTTTATAGTCACCCATCTCATAGCCTTCAACAAGCATATCAGCCCTATCCTTAACGTGCTGTAGACCATGCTCAACTTCTAACTTTGAAAAAGTTTCGTATGCATCCCTTAGTCCAGTAGGTCCAGATGCAGCAAGAGCCTTTACAGCAGCTTTAGGTACACCGTATTTACTGACAAGCTTTCCCCCTAAAGAAGCGTGAGCATTCACAGCAGACGCATATTTCTCTGCTGCAGGTTGATTACGCATAGCTCTCTCACGTAAGGTATCTTCAGCATCTTCAGCTTTATCTTTACGGGCGTTGATATAAGCCGCTGTATCACCAAGAAATGCTGTAGCAAAAGCTGCCCAAGGGTTATTCCCATAATCTTTTGAGTTTATGGCCATTACATATCTCCTCTTGACATAAGACCTTTAGGTTCACTCTTTTCCATAGGGGGTTCCTCTTGTGATGCAACCTGCTGCATGTCTTGTATTAACTCTTTACCTTCATCAGGCTCACCACTACCATCATCAGGTAGCTTGTCTAGTGCGGCTTCAAGAAGTCTATCAAACCTAGCCTTAGCCTTGGCTTTCTTGTCTTCGTCCTTACTAACTAGTTTTTCTTTTACATCCATGCCGTAGGTAGTCATAGCCGCTTTAATAAATGAAGCAACCTGTGGACCGACCAACATACCTACCTCAGTTGTGTGTAGCCCATTCATAGTCCCAACTGTTACCAAAGTTTCTGTCACTGTTTGTAGGTCTGCACCTAGTTCAAATACGACAGCAAGATCGTCTAAAACGTCATCATCAGCTAACTTAGTGATGTAATACTTTAGAACGTCCTTAACCTCTGCCATCTCAGGTGGACGCTCCCAAGGAGAGTTACGTGGTGTTGTAGTAAGAGACTGACCTGGGATAGGTGCTTGTAGTAAATCAACCATTTTGTTGTACCTTATTTAGTAAATCCAGCGCCAAAGTAGAGTCCTACAATGGCTGATACGATGTGTGTGTCTAGGGGTGTAATAACAAAGCCTCGTGCAGATACCCACATGATACTCTCTGAGGGGCCAAACAACCAGTTCCACAACCCGCCATTCATTTCAGTGTACCCTACTATGACGGTAACTTCAGGATACCACACTGCTACTAGCTTTGGCAAGACAATAATTGCGAAAACTGCAGATAGTGCTATAATACGTCTAGTCCAAGCGAAGTGTTTATCTGTCTTACCGTGTTCACGGGCCTGACTTGCAGCGCCTATCAAT